GATTTACCCGACATACCTGAGCTAATATAGATAACTCCGCTTTGTTTATTTATTGTAAAGGTAGGATTAATATTTGCCGTCTCTGTGTTCAAGCCAAACCTAGGGCCTACTGCATACTGAAAATACCATTCTCCATCACAACAATAACCCATTTGATTATTGTATGGCCCTGGGCCTAAATACAATGTTTGCATACCTCCTGCAATTCGCGCGTTATCAACTTGTGAATTTTGTGCGCTAAGTACATTTCCGTTAACATCAAATAACATATTACCTGAATTATCTTCAAGGTAAGCTCCAGCCCACATTGTTTGAATATTTTCTGATAGAGGAAATAAAGTATTGTTTTGATACATTGAAACCCTTACATAATTTACAAAATCTGGAGGCAAAACAAATCTTATCTGATCGTCAACGTCAATTTGTAATATTTTAATTTCTTTCATAGCATCGTAGTTCAACTCCTGTATTCCTCTTTTTGCATGAAATATAACTTGATACCTTTGTATATTGTTTAGTATTTCGTTGTTTCCTTGATACATTAACATAAAGTTAGATACAATATCGTCTAATGATACATATTGATACGACCCCCAGTTTTCATCTTGAGGTGTATTACCGTTGTTTTCGTAATATTTATAATCTGAAATGTACGCCATGTTTATACTTGTATTTGATTTTCTTGCACTTCCTCATTTTGACCAAACTGATACACATCAGCCTCTCTTATTTCTATTCCTACATATTGGCATATCTTTGCTATTAGTCCAGGCTCATCAGACAATGGTAGTTCAAAATCTTGAAACCCTGCTACATTAGGATTAAACAAAGGTTCATTTCCTGATAAAGATTGATATGTCCATTGTGGAGGCTTTGGATATCTAACGTATTGAGCCTTTATAGCCCCGCCACTTTGTATAGATGTAGGGTAAACTTCAACAGTATTACCGCCTAAAACATAGGCTGGAAACTGAGTAGTTGGAGACGTTAATGTTGAGCTTGTTAAATAAAATATTTTTTTCTGACTTACCCTTTCTACTTCCGTAATATTATTAGCATTGTAAATACTATAGCTTTCTCCAAAAGCCACGTTAGTAAAAATATCATCTGTTAAATTAAGAGTGTCAATACTTCCTGGAACCACGCTTAATACAAAAGCCTGTGCTAATGTATCATTATTAACAACAATACTACCGATAGTAGGAGCGTAAGTTGTTACAGTACCATCTGAAAAAGAAGGAACTCCAGAGTTTAAAACCCCTGCATTACTATCTACTAATTGATTAGGAAAGGTAGCTGTGGTTACACCTGTCATATTACCTAAAGTATCATTAATAGGTTGATTTAATAATCCTTGTTCAAATTGTGGGTAATAATATAGTTTATTGACTAAATAATAATCAATAGGCAAATTCCATGTGTTTGCTGATCCTCCGGCTAAAAAAACATCTTGTGAAAAAGAATCTATAACCTCTTCAAGTCCTTTTACAATATCAGCATAACCTGTTCCTGATTGCCTAAGATTTTCTCTATTAATATATTGATTGTATTGATAAAAATAATCTTCAAATAAATCCATTTGCGCTTGCTTAGCATACAAATTAAAATCTTGTGGAGATAAGTACCCATAATTATTTTTATTAATAATTGCCAATACTGTATTCCTAACACTGTTAATCATGGCCATAGAAAATACCTTTTATTTATTTACAAATATAGCAAAAAAAAAGAGGTTACTTTTTTTTAGTAACCCCTCTTAAATAGTTATATAGATTACTATATTTTAGCTAAATTAAGTATCAAGACTGGTACTTCGCCAACATCAGTAATTTTAAAAGTAGCATCGCCACCTCCACCTGTTACCGTTACAACGTCACCAACTGCATATCCAGTTCCTCCGTTTAATGCATCAATAGAGGTAATTACTCCAGCTGCTGCTGTGTAATCTACTGTTAAATTAATACCTGATCCTGAGTTTGTTGTAGCAACAGCGCTTGCTGTAGTGTACCCCGTACCGCCTACTAAATACCCAATATTACCAATTGAAGGCACTCCACTATTAGAAGGACTCCACCCAGTATACTTAACTAAAGGCCATGCTTGTATTAAAGATTCAGTTATTGATTCTTGAAAACCATCTCTTATGTCCTCATTACCAGCATCTTGCGCAGCATGAGTAATCTTAACTGCAATACCGTCACTACCACAATACTGAATATTTACCTCACTATTAATAGGGTCTGCTGATGCGTTTTCAACTATAACTACCCCAGAGGTAGATAATAATTGTTTGCTTGACGCAGTTGCAGAATATATAATGAAACTTTTACCAGTATCTAAGCCTGTTCCTAAGGCTGCTCCAAATGGAGTTAATGATAATACATTTGCACTGTCTAATGCAGCTACTAAATACATTCTATCATCAGTTGTATCGTGTAAGATATCTCCCACCGCTACTCCTGTAGCAAATGCACCAGTGTCTTCAACTTTGTTATTTCCAGTTTGATCTGCTGTAGAGGTTCCTGTGATTGCGACATCTTGAACCTGAACCTCAACGAATTTATCCATTGCTCCGTACATTAGGCAATAGCTATTCCAGAAACAGCTTCAACTGGTATCATATCAAATGCTGAAGCAGTCCACCCTGTCGCAAGGGCCTCTACCATACTGTCTTGTATTTGATCTCTCATAGCCTCACTACCTGCTGCCAAAGCACCATGTGTTAGTGTTACTACTTTTCCAGAGCCATAAGCTAAGCTTGCTGAAGTTGTGTTAACTTGTACTACTAATTTTACATCAGTACACGAAACAAGTTGTTTTTGCTCGTTCGTCACTGGTATTCTTAAAAATTTTTCCATAATAAATAATGTGATTAAGGGTTAATAAAGCACAAAGATAGTTAATCTATTTGTCTTTATTTAAAGTATTCTTAAGCAGCTTAAACATTTCAAGACCATCATCTGACTGTAAATAAGTTCCCACCATATAATATGGATCGGTGTTGTGAGGTATAGTCATCATTTTCTTTTTATTACTTTTAAGATTATACCAAACTTCTTTTTTACTTTTAGAAAACTTTATAAGCTTAGCCTCAAATAAATTCATTACTAAATCCTGTAAATCTAACATAGGATCGTTTATAATATCAACAAGTTCTACTGGTTGTGTTTTAGCAAACATTAGTAAATCTCTTTTTAGTTCTGGAGTTGTCATTCTATCTACAGCATTTCCTAAAAATACTCTACATACAGTAATCATTTTTTCTAGTGGTAATTCCATAGCCATTACCTGTGCGTCTAACTCTACAGTAGCCGCCTCCAGCTCTTTTGCAGCGTCATACTCTCGGTTTATTTCTTCAAATACCATACCGTTTTGTGGGTGGTAATGTAAAAACTCCTGTAATGCTTGATTGCTTCTTTCTACCATTAACATTCCGTCTTCAAAAACTACAGGCTCTAATATAGCATTTCCATCTTGTTCGTCTTCAAATGGAGACTTTTGATTTCTTGCATACCTTAAAGGTCTGTTAATACCTTGCTCTTCGTCAAACCAAAGTAATGGAGATCTGGAACTGTTTCTTGATGGGATTGTGTAAGATAGTGGACGGCGTCCGTTTAATAATCTATACGATTTATTGATAAACTTTTCTTTTTTCATTTTATTGTATTTTAATTTAATTATATTTTAAATAAAAGAGGGGCTACTAATAGGGCGTTTACATGCATGACTTTCGCCCCCCTTTTAAAGTTTACTACCTAATTCTTATTGTTGAAATAAGAAGAAGTTGTTTGCACCTAAAGTACATACTGCTCTTTCAGATAAGAAGTTAACCTCCATTGCATCAAGATCAGATGTTCTTGCGCCACCAGCAGAACCAGTAATCCAAGTTTTGTAACGTCTGTCTTCAGTTTCTGAAGCTCTATATCTAACGTGTAAGAATGGTCTTTTAGCATTCTTTCCTAAGATTTGGTCATATACAGTAGTTGAACCAGCTGGAACTAATAATCCATTAACTGCTCCACCAACTATACCACCTCTCATTGTAGGATCGTTTAAGTACTTCCAGTCAGACTTATAAAAATCATAACCTCTTCTAAATCCTGTAAATCCAAGATTTAAAGCCATGTCTTTATCAT